ATGGCAAGACATACAAGGATTGGTCTGCTGCTTTTCGCAACTGGGCTAACAACGCTGTTGAATGGAAAAAACCAGCAAAGCAATCAACCAACGTGCAGGACGCACGGTTAGATGTAGCAAATCAAATCATGGGAGGCCGCAATGGAACTTACAACACGATTATCGACATTAACCCTACCTCAACAAACGAAGGTGATAGAGCGTGCCTTCCAGAAAATGTTTCTCGGTTTAGGTAACAAGCTAACCATGCAATGGCAGGGAATGAATATGCAAGACATTTACTCGGCATGGGCTGATTCGCTAGGTGAGTTTTCTATAGCGGCAATAGCTTATTCAGCAGAGCAGTCAATGCTGATGGATTGGGCGCCGAACCTCGGTGAGTTTAAGAAGCATTGCCTTAACTACAAGCCTGATGCTGAAAACGTCTTGAGGATTGCCAAAAAGATTACGCCAGAACAGCAAGCAAAAAACCGTGAACGCCTGAAGCGCATTGCTGAAATGTTTGCTGAAAAGAAGTCAATGTGACTTGGCGAAAACTTAACCCTTACACCATCACTAACGGCAAATGGAACATAACAAAAGCAATTGGCGTGAAATTACCTTACGCACTGTGGGACTTATCCAAAGCACAGGAAACTACATACCACATGACGGCAGAGGATGCGAAAACTGCTTGCATGGAATTGAGCAAGGACGCACCTGTATTGCAGAAACAGAGTCCTGCCGGTGGACATACGAACCTGGGGCGCAAGCATGAGTAAGTGCCCGACCTGTGGGCGCACTCACAAACGCTCTACGGAACAAAACTCACGTTACTGGTTGCTTCTGCACAAGATAGCGGAAGTGGTAAAGGCTGAAGGCCAATTGTTTTCTGCTGACACATGGCACGAATACATCAAAGGTTATTACTTGGGCAAGACGGAAAAGGTAATGCCTGACGGTGAGGTAAGAGTGCAAGCGGTATCGACTACAACCTTGGACACTGAAAAATTTTCAGAGTACATGGCAAAAATTGAATCGTGGGCCGCTAGGAAACATGGGGTGTACTTGGATGAATAAGTGCGTCATTTGCCAAGCTGAGTATTTCCCTAAATACAAGTCACAGACTACTTGCCTACACGAAGTATGCAAAGCGGAAGTTAGGAAGATAGCTGACCGCAGACAAAAAGCCAGAAAGCAAGACCGTGAGAAACGCAAAGCACTCATGACACGCGGGGAATGCGTAAAAGAAGTGGACAAGTGGTTTTCCATGTTCGTCCGGTTGCGTGATGCTGAACAGCCTTGCATTTGCTGCCAAGCACCACTGTTATCAACTGGTGATATTCCAACGCTAGGGGGCGGGTATGACGCTGGACACTTTGTAACCCGTTCACACATGGCAACTAGATGGGATGAAGTCAACGTCAACGCACAACGTAAGCATTGCAATCGCTACAAGGGTGGAAATGTTATTGGATACAGGGAAGGTTTGAAATTGCGGTACGGCATCGAAGAAGTGGAACGGTTGGAGGCATTAAGGCACACGGTTAAGAAGTTTCAAAAGCACGAACTGGTAGCACTGGCTGAATACTACAAACAAAAATACAACGAACTGAAAAAGGCTAAAGCATGAGCGCAAGTAATAGCAAGTATGAGGAAATGAACGAGCGTTGCGACGAATTCATTGAGTATATGACAGGCAAGGGAGCCATCACGACTAAGGAATTCACCGAGAAGTTTTTAATGCCATACCACATGGTTTACTCAACAATGGATTGGCTAATGGAAGATGGATTGGTTGTTAAGGAAAAGTTTAACGCGCATATCAGCACCTATCGGCTAATTAGCGACAAGAAGTTTAAACACAGGAAACCCATATTCGGCAGCACCAAAGGGCTAAAGCATGAGCGCGTAAAGTTTGCGCCAGTGGATTACCCAGATATGCCAAGTGACCTAGCAAGGATGATGGGCTATGCAAAAAGCAAGCCAATGTCAGGTACGGTTTACGACATGGATAATTTTAACTACATGAGTTCGGGGCAGACCGGAAAGTCAAAGCACTCATACGGTGTTTCACCTGTTTACGGAGAATCCTTTTGACCGTAGACAAGTACCACAAGTTTGTAACTCAAAGTTTGAATTGGTCGGAGTTACTTTATGACACTTCCTTTGCGTTAAAGGTGCATGAGTTTGATAGGGTGGATAACTTTGACCCTGACTTTTTCAGCATAAAGCCAGCTTATGGCAACAACGACCAGTTAGCTGTTGAGATTACTGATTACGTGAAATACACGGCAAGTGGAATAGGTTTCTTAAACAGATTGGGGAATTAAATGCGGCTTGAAATATCGAAAGTTGAATACCACCTGGACAACTGGAAACGGGCGCACCATGTTGGTAACGATTCTGGTGAGTTAGGGTTTAAGAGTCATTCCAACTTTGTAATGAATTCTGGGCAGAGTTTTGCTGACAAGTTTGATGCTGACGAACTGGATGCAGTAAGGCTAGACGAAGCTGAACGGTGTGATGCCGCTATAGACAGTCTTGTGACGCCACAGAAGCAAGCCGTTAGGGAGGTGTGGCTAGGTGAACCGTCTAACTTGATTACGCTGGCCTATGACTATGCTGTTGCGCTTGAGTCACTGAGCAAGATAATGCCAAGGAAGAATTTGCTTTGAAATTGTTGACTAACCCACATTTTGGTACGATTTGGGTCGGGGAAGTTGCGCCCAAAGGATTTGTAAGAATTCCCCAGATTCTACGGAATCGCTAACGGGATAGTCACCTAAGAATAGTTGACGAACTACTGAAGGTCTGTGCTACCTGAGTGACGAAAAGCACCTAACACCAGAGCCTCGCCTAACCAGCGGGGCTTTTTCATTTGTATATACACAAAGTATATGGCAACTAAAAACGATGTAACTGGCGACCTACTGCAAAGCAAGGCAACGTCAGAGCAATACCGCAGTAACTACGACCTGATATTCAGGAAATCTAGCACCCTAGATAACGCCGTGAGGCGTACAGAAGGAAAAGACGATGGCAGCGGGACAAAAGACAGGCGGGAGGGAAAAGGGAACGCCTAACAAGATGAGCGCAACGGTAAAGGAAAACATCCTTGCCGTGTTCAATAGACTTGATGGGACTGCTGGTATGGCGCGATGGGCAGAAGCCAATCCAACGCAGTTTTATCAAATATATTCAAAGCTTTTGCCGTCTGAAGTAGAACAGAAAACAGAGCATAGCGGCACAGTCACCTTTGCATGGCTAGAATAGTAATTCCCTATCAGCCACGGGAAGCATTCAAGCCACTACATAACAGAACAGCACGATGGGCTTGCGTAGTTGCACACAGACGATGCGGTAAGACGGTTGCTTGTATCAATGACATTATCAAACGTGCATTACTGACCGACAAGAAAGACTACAGAGGCGCATATATTGCACCTTTCTACGTTCAGGCCAAACAAGTTGCATGGGACTACTTTAAGAAATACACGGTAGTCATTCCGGGCATTAAGTACAACGAAGCAGAGTTAAGGGTTGACTTCCCTAACGGCTCACGGATTCAGCTATTCGGTGCTGACAATCCTGACCGGCTGCGGGGGATGTACTTCGATGACCTCATTGCTGACGAATACGGGGATTGGAAGCCTAGCGTATGGCCTTACGTCATTCGCCCGTGTTTGGCTGATAGACAAGGTAACGCGATTGTCATTGGTACTCCTAAAGGGCGCAACGCCTTTTACGAAACGTGGTTAGAAAGCAAACGCAATAACAAGTGGCTATCACTCACGTTAAGAGTAAGCGAAACCAAGCTACTCCCTGAAAGCGAAATTGAAGAATTAAAGCGCGAACTGTCAGAAGAAGCGTGGCGGCAAGAAATGGAATGCGACTTCGAAGCGGCCATTCCGGGGGCGTACTACGGCAAGCTGATTAACGAGGCTAGACAACAGGGCCGCATCACTCAAGTTGACTATGACCCTAACGTGCCAGTGCATACCGCATGGGACTTGGGTTACTCGGACGATACAGCTATCTGGTGGTATCAGGTAATCGGGGGGGAAATTCACATACTAGAACACCACTCAAGCAACGGTGAGGATGTGGCCTTCTATGGTGAGTTGGTCAAGAGTAAGTCATACAAGTACGGCATCCACTGGCTGCCACATGACGCAAGGGCCAAGACGCTTGCAAGTGGCGGCAAGAGTATTCAAGAGCAGTTAGCGGCGCACCTTGGTAGGCCATCTATTCGCATAGTGCCTGAGTTGTCATTGCAGGACGGAATACAGGCTGCGCGTCTGATGATGCCCCGTGTGTGGTTCGATGAATGCACAGAGCCGGGCATTAACGCTTTGGCACAGTATCAACGTGAGTATGACGAAGATAAAAAGACGTTTAGAGAGAAGCCAAGGCACGACTGGACTTCACACTCTGCTGACGCATTCAGATACCTAGCGATTGCTTGGCGTACTGAAGCCGCACCGGATAAGACTAAAGAAACACGCTTCCCCGTTCAGGGTGTAGGCAACATTATTCAGACCGCCACACTTTCAGAGTTATGGGAAACATCAAAGCCAAATAGGGGTGGGCGAATATGAGCGTTGTTTATAGGCTCACATCCCCAGTTGGTAAGTCATAGCAAAAAGAAGTGTAACTCTCGAAAAGAAGTGCGTTATTTGTGGGGCGGTTTACAGAGTTACAGCGGTAAATTTCAAGCGCATTAAATATTGCAGCTCTTATTGTAAATCTTACTACCACAACAATAAGGCAGACAGCACCAAAAAACAAAGGACGGATATAGATGGCTAATTACAAAACTCTTGCTGCCTCTGGGCAGGTTAAAGCTACAGACGGTGAACTGGTGGGCATTTTGGTTAGTACGTCTACAGCACTTACGCTGAAGGTGTGGGATAGCCTTAGTGCTACTGGTACGGCAATTGTTGAAACTACTGGCACTCTGTCTGCTGGCGCTTATATCCCTATGCCTGCCAACTTTGGCACTGGTTGCTATGTAACCATTGGTGGCACTGGCACTATCACGGTGTTTTACAAGTAAATGGATGACCTGAAGTCATCACAAAGCTGGCTAACGCAGCTTGACCTGTCTAAGAAAGACGGTGAAAAGTGGCTTGAGCGCGGCAAGAAGATAGTCAAAAGGTTTCGTGATGAGCGCGAGCAATCGTTCAATACAGGCGAGAAAAAATACAATATCCTGTGGTCGAACATACGCACGTTATTACCTGCGGTCTATTCAAAGAAGCCCCATGCGGTTGCGGAGCGTAGGTACAAAGACCAAGACCCTGTTGGACGCTGCGCCAGCGAGATTCTTCAGCGTTGTTTGCAGTATGAAATTGATACTTGTAACGACTATGATTCATCAATTCGCAATAGCACTCTTGATAGGCTTCTGGCTGGCAGGGGTGTGGCATGGGTAAGGTTTGAACAGGCTAACGAACAGGGCGAAGATTCTGAGTTAGTAACTGATGACGTAGAGATTGATTACGCTTACGAAACGTCCCCTGTTGATTACGTTTATTGGGAAGATTTCAGACATTCTCCTGCCCGTACATGGGAAGAAGTAACGTGGGTTGCCCGTAAAGTCTATCTGTCCCGTGATGAAGGCGTTGAGCGTTTCGGTGATGACTTCAAGAAAGTTCCCCTAGTCCACCAGCCTGTAGGCTTAGATGATGACGTAAAGTCATTGCAAGACACTGACGCGCTCAAAAAGGCAAAGGTATGGGAAATCTGGGACAAGTCCAGTAAGAAGGCCGTATGGGTTGCTGAACAGTACCCCTACATCCTGGATGAGCGTGATGACCCGCTGAAACTGGAAGAATTCTTCCCGTGTCCAAAGCCGCTGTTTGCTACTCTGTCCACTGATACGCTTATCCCTGTGCCTGATTACGCACAGTATCAAGACCAAGCAAACGAACTGGATGAATTAACTAATCGCATTCACAACTTGGTCAAGGCTTGTAAGGTTGTCGGTGTGTACGATGCATCGCAAACTGGCGTCCAGCGTATGCTTACAGAAGGAGTAGACAATACGCTTATTCCTGTAGACACATGGGGCGCATTCGGTGAGAAGGGCGGCTTAAAGGGTGTGGTCGATTGGCTCCCCTTGGATATGGTCGTCAAGACACTTAACGAACTGTATGCCGCTAGGGACGCTGCCAAGCAAGTCATCTATGAAGTAACCGGCCTGTCGGATGTTATTCGCGGCGCTTCTGTTGCCAGTGAGACTGCTACTGCACAGCAAATTAAGTCACAGTATGCAAGCCTTCGATTGAAGGAAATGCAAAACGATGTAGCCCTGTTTGCGTCTGAGTTGCTCCGCAGAAAAGCACAAATTATGTGCAAATACTACCGCCCTGAAACACTGGTGATGATGAGTGGTATGCAAGCAAGTCAGGATGCTCAATACATCCAGCAAGCTATTCAACTGTTGCAGTCTGAACTACGCACATTCCGCATTGAAGTGGCCTCCGATTCGCTGGTTGAGTTGGACGAGCAAGCAGAGAAGTCTAGCCGCTTGGAATTCCTGACCGCTGCTGGTGGATTCTTACGTGAAGCAGTACCCGCTGCACAGCAAGCACCTGAGTTGGCTCCTGTACTCGGTGAAATGCTCCTGTTTGGCATTCGCTCCTTCAAGTCTGGTCGCACTCTTGAGGGTTCGTTTGAAGCTGCGCTCCAATCGCTGACAGAGAAGGCTAAACAGCCGCAACAGCCGCCACCTGACCCTGCGCTTATGAAAGTCCAGCAAGACGGTCAGATTGAGCAAGGCCGGATGCAAATGGAACAAGCAAAAATGCAGCTTGAGCAACAGCGCATGGCGTTTGAGCAAGAGAAAGCACAGGTTGAACTTCAGGCTAAACAGCAAGAAGCCCAACTAAAAGCCCAATTGGAGCAAACAAAGATTCAAGCAGAAGCCCAACGTGCAGAGTTGGAAGCGCAGAAGGCTTTGCACGATGCTGACATGGAAACGCAACGCCTGGAATTTGAACGCTGGAAGGCTGAACTAGATGCCAACACGAAAATTGTCGTCGCAGAACTATCAGCGAAAACTTCACTTGAGACTGCGGCAATGTCAGCAAGCGCATCGGATGAAATCTCTGATACTGCGCCTGATGGGACTAAAACAACTAAGAGTGGTCTGTCTGGGTTGGTCACAGCAATGAACGAAAACATGGCGGCGCTAATGTCTGCCTCTGATGAAAAACACGCAAAACTAATCGAAGTAATCAGCAAGCCAAAACGCATAGTGCGTGGGCCTGATGGGAAAGTATTGGGGACTGAATAATGCCAACTGCAACGTATGAGAAATTTCAACCTGCCATCGAAACAATGCTTGAAGGCGGCAATCTTGGTACAGAAACCTACGCCCTGAAACTGGCAACAGCCCGCACACTGTCCTCTGGTGCTATTACCGAAACCACTAACGGTGGTGGTTATACCACAGGTGGCGTAGCAGTATCAGTAGCCACAGCAGCACAGTCTGGTGGAACATATACGCTTGCCATCACGCAGCCTACTAATCCTATCTGGACAGGTTCGGGTGGCGGCTTCACATTCCAGTATGTGATTCTTGTCGGTTCGGTATCGGGTTCGATTGCCTCATGGGATTACGGCTCAAGCCAAGCAGTAGCCGCTGGTGAAACTCTGAGCGTAACGCTTACTACTATCCTGACTGTTGCCTAATGGCTGTTAGCCACGTTTACTCTCAGACGGTAGCAGACGGCACAGCTACGTCTGTAGTACGTCCAAGTGATTGGAATTCGGCACATAACCAGTATGTAACGCTTGCAGGTAACACAGCAGGGCAGTCAACCATATCTGGAACTAACATCGCGTTTCAGGGTGGCAACAATGTAACCCTGTCTGCCAATACTGCCGCTGGTGGTGCAACGATTGTGATTAGCGGTGCAAATGGTGGTGCTGGCGCTCCTGGCCTTTACTGGCCTAATGACATCATCCCATTGGCTACGTCTGCATTTACGTCTGGAACATCCACTACCGTAGTGGGTGGAACACAGCACAGCGTTTATATGTACCTTGCTCCCATGTATTTGGAAGGTGGGCTTTCATATAAAGAAGTGGAAATGGTTGTATCTGGTCAAGCAACTGTCGCTGGCACAGGCTCTGCGTCTATGGGATACATGGTTGGCCTGTATTCAAACAATGCATCTACGCTATCGCGCATAACGTCTTATCAGTGGTGTCATGTGATGAGCCAAAACTCAGTCACAGCACAGTCGCATACTTGGTGGTGGGGAACAAACTCAACAACACAGTCTAGCGGATTGAATGGCAACGTATCGGCGTCTTTTACCCGTGCAGCTAACATCATTCTGGAAGATGGCACAGGTAGCTCTTTGCCTGCTGGAACTTACTATGTTGGTGTAATCCACACGGCAAGGACATCTGGCTCAAACTTGGGCGGCTATTCATCTGCTATGTGTTGGAGTTATTCACAATCCACTGGCGCTAGTTATTTTGGCACTACAGTAATGAAACCGCCTTTTGCAGAGCGTTTCTTCGGGGTTGTATCCAGTACAGCAAGTGCAGCTAACAGCGCATTAATCTCCATGCC